GAAGAGGTACTGAGGTACCTTTAGGTAAATATGGATCAGGTAGAACACCAACAGTTAATATGCCTGCTGTTGCTCCAGTTAAATCAGATGGTGCTAAATTAGCAGAGGCATTTGGTATGGCTGCTCAAGCAGCTGGTAAGATTGTATCTATTGAGCAAGATAAGACACAAAAGAGAAAAGCTATCTTTGATGCTGTAGAAGGTAAAGGGGTTGGTAATGCTGAGGCACAAAGGCTAATTAAAGAAGCTAATGACTTACCACTAGAGCAGCGTAATCAACATATACAACAAGGTATGTCTAATTGGTTAGAGAACTATAGAGGCGCAGACACTACTGATGCTTTCCTTAGAGGAGGGCTGCAAGGTTTTACAGGAGCTACTGATAAGTTTGAAGCTTCTAATAATAATGCCTTATTAAAGATACAAGAAAATAAATTAATGACAGCTACTATTAGTAGTCTTAAGACTGATGTATTGAATAATGAAACACACGCTAATATGATAGACACTATTAAAACAGTAAATGATGTAGGTAATGCACAAGCTGGAGAGATATATGTTAAGACTGTAGCTGCTATCATTAAAGAAGAAGCACAGACAGATCCTAACTATGATTGGCAAGAGGCTGTTAATACACGGTTGAAAGTTATAACAAAAGATGGTGTTGATTATGCATCACACCCTACATATGGTAGTATGATTGATGGACTAGAGTCTTCATTAACTACATTAGCGACTGCTAGAACAACAGCAATGACTAAAGCAAATAAACAAGTAGCTGTGAATACATCTAAGAGTATATTAGCTACATTATATAGAGATGATGTTACTCCTGAAGAGCTGGTTCAAGCACAAGAGGACATTACTAATAATCAAGAGATGTTTACACTAACACAATTTAAAACACTAGAGACTGCACTAGACAATGCTAAAGATGAGACAGGATATGCTCACACTAGTAATCCTGAATTATTTAGTAAAGCTAAGGTATTAGCATCAACAGGTAAATTATCTACAGAAGCTTTAAATATGTGGAAATCTACATTAACTAAGAGTGAATATAATCAAGTTTTTGCTTCAGCTGTTAAACATGAAGAAGAGATACAGGATACTGGTATATCTCTATTAAAGAATGGTATTAATGACCTAGAGAAAGCAGGTAGAAGACAAGTAGCTGAGATTAATGAGTTTGGTATTGTTATGAACCCACAGGATGCTGCTAAGGTTACTATGTATGATGGTATATGGAATTCATACTTAATTAACTACCAACAAGAGAATGGTGTATTGCCTCCATATAAGGAAGTAATTAAAGAGCAGAAAGACATTGTACAACAAGTTAAGAATGCTTTTGATGAAGAAGGCCAAGAGATAGGAACACCTATACCAACTACTGATGTAGGAGGAGAGCGTACAGGACTTGATAAACAAGAATGGTTACAGACAGCTACAACAGATGAGATTAGACAAGGCTTAGAAGATGGCTCAATTAAAGCTTCTGAACTACAGCCTACATCAAGTATTATGGATAATGTGGTAGATGTGTTTTCGCCAACAACACTACAAGCAGATGAGTTAAACCACGAAGCTCCTGGCAACTTACCTGCTGATGTGTGGGGTAAAGTATATCAATCAACAGATAATGAAGAGAAGAAAGCTTCCTTTAATGCTGATGTATCTAGATTATATGGACAAGCTCCTAAAGAGACAGAGATAAGAGATAGTATCGATATCGCTATACAGGCCTTTGATACTGACTTTGAAGCTATTGATATAGATCCTGAGGACGCTGCTGAATTATTATATATGACAGCATTACATGAGTCACACGGCGGTAAGTATGATAAGCAAGTAGGAGGCCCTGCATTGGGCTGGTGGCAAGTAGAGCCCGCAACAGCTAAAGATAACATTAAGAATGGATTAACTCATTTCGGGCCTTCTTTTACACAAATGACCGGTCTTACTAAAAAAGAACTGACGAACATGAGCGATACAGAGCTGAAAGATAGATTACAGAATGATCCTATATTTAGTGTAAGTATGGCTATGGTTAAGTACTTAAGAGGTATTAAGCATGGGTCTTAGTAACGAAGAATTAGCTGCCCAGTTTGTAGCTACTAGGCAGCCACAGCAAGTAGTAGAGGAAGAGCCGTCTACAACTGCTGAGATAGGTAGAGGATTAGTTAGAGGGCCTTTTGAGAACTTAAAGAACTCAGCAACTAACTTAGGACACTACTTAGGTTATGAGGGGACTAGTGAAGAACTAGCTCCTTTTGCTACGTCTGTTCTAAACATGATTGATGAGCCCTCTACACAAGCAGGTAAGATAGCTGAGACAGGTAGTCAAGTTGTGTCAGCAATACTAACAACTAGAGGAGTAGGGGGCACAACATTTACAGGCTCTATGGTTGCTGGTGCTGGTATGGACTTCATGATATGGGATAAAGATGATGGTAGATTAGCAGATGTATTATCTGATGCTGGTGTACAGGGTTCTTTAATTGAATACCTTAAACATGACCCTAGTGATACAGTATTTGAAGATAACTTTAAACATGTTATTGAGGGTGCTTTAATGGGTGTAGCTACTGAAGCAATTATTAAGACTGTTGTTGCTGGATATAAATCAAGTAAAGCTGTGTTATGGGCTAATAAGACTAGTGATGAAGTAATCAAGACTGTTGATGGTGTAGCTGATGAAGCTATTGTACCTCAGGCTAAAGCCCCTGTAGAGGAGGTAGTACCTAGTAGCGTAGAAGTAGACCCTACTAAAGTAGTAGATGGCATTAAGCCTCCAGAAACAGCCTTTAACTACTCTAGGGTAGAGGTAGATGATACCAGTAAATCTATTCTAGAATCAATGACTAAGTCTAGTGAGTTTGAGGAATACTTTAAAACTGGAGTTAAACCTCAAGAGTTAACTGAAGCTGAGGCTAATATATTAGTTACAAAGATAGGTGATGATTATCTAGACTTCGCTACACAGTTAGTTAAAGATACTGAAGATATGGATGTTAAATTAATAGCTATGAAGAAAGTAATGGCCAATAAGATACAATCTATTAGTACTAGAATTAATCAAGTAGACGCTACAGATAGAGGCGAACTATTAAAGTCTTTATCAGAGTTTCAAGAACTATGGACAATAGCTGGAGGAACTAAAGCAGTACAAGTTGCTGGTGCTAGAACCACAGCCGCTGGACGTATAGGTATCATACCTAAAGATGTTATGGCAGCTATAGATGAGGTAGCTGAGTTTGCTCCTGATGCTTTAAATAAAGAGCTAGATAAATTTATTGATGATGCTACAGCTACTAGAATACATAAAGCTCTACAGGATTTTGTTGATGTTGAGAAAGAAGTGACACTTCATAAGACTATGGCTGATTTAGATGCAGCGGATGGTTTCTTAACAAAACTAGCTAACGTATTATTAGAGACGCGTACTGCTGGTATCCTATCATCTCCTGTTACATTAGGAGTGAATGTTATAGGTAATGCTAGTGTTATGGCTCTACGTAGTGTTGAATATTATATGGCTGGTGCTATTGGTAAGGTTACAGGAGCTACGGATAGATTTGTTATGGATGAGCTGAATGCTTTAAGTAATGGTATGTTTACATCTACTAGAGAAACATTTAAAGGTTTAGGTAAAGCACTTAAACAAAGTAAGTATGGAGCTAAAGTAGTTGAAGACACCTTAGAAGAAAGTTACTTAGATAGTTTCCAGAAGTATGATACAGGCTCATATAGAGCTGTTAGTAAAGAGTATATGTTAGGTGATACAGCTAATGCTGGTATTATTAAACAAGGCTTAGGCCAAGTAATTGATACTGCTGGAGCTGTTATTAGAGCACCTTATCACGCACTAGGATTTACAGATGATTTATTTAAACGTAGTATATATAACGGACAGATAACATATATAGCAACTAGAGAAGCTAATAAGTTAGGTTTAACTGGACAAGCTAAACAAGACTTCATTGGGGAGGTAGTGTTAGCACATCAAACTTTATTTATGAAGAAGGGCTCTGAGCTATCAACAGAAGCTAAAGGCTTAATTAATAAACACATCAAGTCTAATGATGGTAAGTTTCATCTTGAAGCGTTAGAGCGCTCTAGGGAATACACATTCCAAGAAGAGATTAGAGGAGCTAAAGCAGACTCAGCTATCAACAGAACACTTAACCATATAGATAAAGCTAGAACATCATCACCATATGGACAATTCATTGTTCCTTTCTACAGAACACCAGTTAATATCCTTAAGTGGGTAGGTAGACGTACACCTGGAATACATAAGTTATCACAACGTATGACTGATGATATAGCTGCTGGTGGGAGACGGAAAGCATTAGCACAAGCTAAGCTGACTATGGGTACATCACTATACGCACTAGGTGGGTATCTAGCATATAATGGTATGACTACTGGTACAGCTCCTGCTAACGAAAGAGAAGCATGGAAGACCGCTGGTATAGTTGAAAATAGTGTTAGGATTGGCGATACATGGATACAATATAATAGAGCAGACCCTATTGGTATGTTCTTAGGTGTTACTGCTGACCTTAATATGTTCCATCAAGATATGGTTAGACGGGGTTATGATACTCAAGAAGGCTACTATGAACACTTTGATGAGGTATCTGGAGCAGTAATTACAGCCTTTACTAATAATATTATGAATAAGACTTGGGTTAAATCGCTAGATGACTTAATGAAAGCTATTGAGTATAAAGACCCTGGATATTTCTCTAATATGACAGCTACACTAGCTCCATACTCTAGTGCCTCTAGGTGGCTACAAGCAGGTGAGTACCATAAAGAAGCTAAAGATGTGTTTGAGAAGTTTAAGAAAGCATATGCTCCTAACACTTTAAGAGATGCTTTAGATATCTTTGGACTACCTATGGAGAATGTAACAATTGCTGGTGTTAAAGCTGGTAAGCCTTCTAAGAGTAAAGTTAGACAAGAGATAATGAGGCTTAAGATGCCTATCAGTAAGTTTGGTAAGGACCTTACATTTAAAGGTACAACTATTGAGTTAGAACCTAAAGATCACTGGAGACTACAGAGGTTAATTGAATCTAAGTTTAAACTAGAAGAGAGCCTTAATAAGGTATTATCTAGTAGGGACTATAAGAAAGCAGTTGATGGTATAGACTTTAGTGTTAAAGGCACTAAGAAGTGGTATATTAATAATACCATAAATAGTATTAGGGATAAAGCACGTAAGTATTTTATAGCTAAGAATCCTGAGCTCCTAAAGAAATATAACGAAGAGCTCCAAATTAATATAGACTCTCTTAGTAATAAGAATAAAGGACTATATGAAAGATGGTTAAATAATGGCAAATAATAAAGCAACAATAGAAGCCCTTGATGGGTTACATGGGAAGATGGCTGAGTACTTTATCAGTCGTCTAAACCAGACAGAAGAGGCACTACCTCCAGGTGAACTAAGTGCTATACTTAAGTTCTTAAAAGATAACTGTATAACAGCTGACTTAGTTGAAAGTAAACCAATGCAATCATTAATTGCTCAGTTCGCAGCTAATGAAGAGATGTACGAGACGGCTTAAATGTCTTAAGAGGTACTAGGAGTAGGGTAACAATAGTTATGCCCTCCTGGTGCTTCCTATGGTCATTTAAAACATATATAAAGAAGGAGATAACATGACAGAAGAAAGAATGAAGTTACTGGTACAGAGTTTCCCAGACTTCCTAGACTACACATTTAATTGTATTAGTCTACCAAATGCTACACCACTACAGAGGGATATAGCTAAGACACTACAGGAAGGTAATAGAAGATTATTAATTGAAGCCTTCAGGGGTATAGGTAAAACATACATTACAGGATGTTATGCAGGATGGAGACTATTACGTAATCCTAATGAGAAGATACTTATTGTATCGGCATCTGGTTCACACGCTACAGCCATATCAACATTTATACATAAGCTACTAGCTACGGTACCATTGATGGAACACCTACAACCTAGATCAGATCAACGTAACTCAGTTATGTCATTTGATGTTAATGGTTGTGAAACTACTGTACAACCTAGTGTTAAGTGTTTAGGTATTACTGGTTCACTCCAGGGTAATAGAGCCTCACTACTGATTGCAGATGATGTTGAAACAAGTATTAACTCCGCTACAGAAATGATGAGGGCGAAAATAATACAACAGATAAATGAGTTCGACTCAATCCTACAGACGGATGGGGATGCCTCTATCGTAGGACTAGGTACACCACAAACAGGAGATAGTGTATATAATAGGTTTGTGGACAAGGGGTTCTTAGTAAGGATATGGCCATCAAGAATACCAGCTGATCCTATGATATATGAGGGTAGATTAGCTCCATATATTGAGATGTTAGCAGGGGACATAGGTGACCCTACAGATGTTAGATTTAGTCATGAGGATCTCCTAGAGAGAGAAGCATCAGTAGGGAAGAGTTACTACAACCTACAGTATCAATTAGATACAACATTAAGTGATGCAGATAAGTACCCATTGAAGCAGGAGGATCTAATCGTATCAGATATTGATACGATAAAGGGTCCAATATCAATGGGATAT